CTCTTGTAGTGGTCTCTGGGGAACCCGACGATCTCGGGGTCGTCTGGCTCCTTTCGAAAAAACAGTTCAACGCCTGTTTCCCGACACTTTGCCTCCGTGAACTCCCATGGCATCTTTCTCATCTCTGTCCGTCCTTTTGTCCTACTTCGTAGCCGCAACCTGCGTAACCGGCAATGTCAATCCAAGTGTCTGGCTGGAACCCTGCGTCCGAGGCGAACCTAGCGAGCTTGACTCCGATCATCGCCATAGCAACGTCTTCCCGTGTGAACTCTCTTTTGAAGATGGCAGACCAAATCGCTGCGATCCTCCCAAAGTTCTCCTCGGGGCCCCCATACTGCGTGTCACGCTCTCCGTTGATAATTCTTGCTGCCTCACGAAGAGCGTAAATTCTGGGTAGTTCGGTCACCGGGACCTCAACATGGTCATTATCGTCTGACATCTCTAATCCTTGCAGTCACATTCGCTGTGTAATGGAATTCACTAGATATATCCATTACCTCTATAACGCTGAGTTCGTAATCAACTTTTACGTTTGAGGTTGGTTGGCTGTCGTACTCATCCTCATCAAAGTCGAAATCGAAATCCGGGTCAACAACTTCTATAAAGTTGGAGATACGAGTTTCGGCTTTTTCCGACAACTCTTCGTAGGTGTCCCCCTCAACAACAAACTTAAGTGTTGTTGACCTGTTCATCCTTGTACCAGTTTCTCCAACTTGTCTGGCGGGTAGTGAGACCCATCAAGAGCTGGCTCCCTAGCATCTGTGCTTCTGATGATGACATCCCCATATCGAACGCCAACTACGACACCCCTTCGACCGTTGTGCAGAACACCTAAGTCGCCAGAGAAAGCGTTTGATTTGACCCGAACGATTTCTGTTACTCGGATGTCGCCGGGTCTAACAGGTACCCAAACCTCGTTTTTATTATCTTCAACGAAGGCATGTCCTAGCGCTAGCGTTGAGAACATTTCAACAACCTTCTCACGCTGAAGGTCTGTCAACTGCATTTCATCAAACTGCTCAATGAGCTTGATGGTTGCGTCCCCCACCCCCTTCCTCACACGAGCTGCCTCCAACTGGGTTTTGACCCAGTTCATATCTAAACGACCCATGACGGCTCCTTTCCGTTTGTATATTAGTTCAAACTCTTAGGGTCCATTGCCGAGACGATAAGTCTCCCGGAAATGATGTCGTTTAGTCGCTCTGCCTGACGTTCCCATGGTGGGATGTACCTTAGGTATTTAGTCTTTTGGGCCTCAGCAAGTTCGTACCTCATGCTATGGCTCAGGTCTTCCACTGTTGTAGCCAGCATGGCCCACTCGCTGCCCATGTACTCTGTGAGCCTCCAGTCGGTGACAACCGGAACATCAACACTCAGGGAGTATGCGAGTAGGGGTGACCACCAAGGTTGACCTTGCCGGTAGACGGAGACGATGGAGCCAATTGACCCACGAACTCGGTCAACGGTTTCCTGCTCCGTGTCCTTACGCCCCTGCTGGGACAAGACGACCTCACTTGTGAGGTGTTTCTCTAGTTCTTTGAACCAAGGTGTACTTGTGGTGTCTGCTGTCCAGTAGGTGCTCTGCATAGCATCTTTTGTGCTCACATAGTCTTTTGACAACATCCAACTATCTGGGTAGAGGGGGATGATGTTGCACCCGCCAACACTCAGACTGCTTTGGTATTCGTCTGGTGTGCACCAAGGAAAAGCCGGGTAGTAGGTGTTGGGCCACTTCTCTGTCGCCAACAGATCAATAAACCTGTCTACATTTTCTCTAACATTATTACTATTAGAGACGTACTCGGAGTACCCCTTGCGCCTACTAAAGAAATCTTTCGAGAGACTGGATTTGCCCGAGTGGCATGAGTTGATGGCTGCTTGAAGCTTGTGGGGCTCCGGTGCATCCATGAACAACTCAAGGTTTCCGATCTTCCATGCTTTACTCGCTATGGCAAAAGCAGGATAAATCTTGTATGCGGCAACACTTGTTGGTGGCGCTATGCCGACAATAACTTTGTCGTACTTCTTAATTTCCGACACACCCATGCTCACCGATGGGTTGCTGATGAAATCGACTTCGTTACCGGCTGATGTGAGGGAGTCCAATAGGAACCCAACAAAAGTTGGCTTTGAGCCAATGGTCGTTTGAGAGGATGTCGATCCTGTAATTAGTATTTTCATGGGGACCCTTCTACTAGGAGAGCCGTCCAACCGAGTGGCTGGACGACTCTCCGTAGTCTTCTACTTACTGGAACGTAGGTAGGTCAGAAGGGTGCAGCGGGGGCTGCGTTGGAGGCGGGGGCCTCAGCAGGAGCCTCGCTGACCTGAGGTGCCGGTGCCGGAGTTGGGGCCGGTGCCGGAGTCGGAGCGGGGGCAGCAGCCGGTGCCGCTGCGGTCTGCGGAGCAGCCGCCTGACGGGGGTAGTAGTTCTTGATCTCGTTGCGCTTCTGACCGTTGTAGGTCCGAGAGCCAACCTGACCACGGAACTGCCGTCCCTTCAGGGCCTGCTCAATCTGAGCGTTGGTCGGGTTCGAGTCGAAGAACTCCTTGCCAAGCCCCATGGCAGACATCTTGCGGAAGAAGATGCCGAGCGCCGCCGGGTTATCGGGAGAGACGACGAGGTTGTCCCAGACGAGACGCTTGGCGTGAGGACCAGCCTCAACCTGCGCCTTGACGCTGAACATGGTCTTGCCCGACTGGGTGACCTTGGCCTCGGCCTCCGAGACGGTGAACTCGTAGTCACCATCGGGGAGTGGCTCGTATGTGTTGCTTTCGCCCGCATCCTTGATCAGATCGGACCAGTTGAGAGTGCTCATGCTGATACCTCTTCCTTGTTGTTATTGTTGCTTTCAACCTGAGTGCTCTGCCTCGGGCCAAAAATGGTGTCCAGCATCAGTTCGATGCTGAGCGTGTGTTGTTCTACTACAGAGCCCAGTCGTCCCTGAACTCGCTCTCCCGCCTCGTAGTCCGCTGTGCGCTCGACGTACATACGACGAACCTTATGCGGGGGTTGGAGCGGGTCTTCGTTGGGGATGTTCTCGATAGTCAGGGCACCGAGAATGTCGTAGAAATACGGTGCCTGAATGGCGAGTTGTCCCTGTAGGTATGGACGGTGCTTGCCGTCCTGCGTCACCCGGGACATCGCTGTGAGGACAACTGCCTCAAGCGGTGCCGTCGGGTGCATTGTGAGGTCACGAAGGTCACGAAGGAGGGCACCCATGTGGCGAAGAAGTTCGCCCCACTGCTGCATCTTCATTTGCTCTGTGCCTGCGATGCTGTCCATGCACTTGACCTGCAACTCCGAGATGGAGTCAATAATCAATGACCGGAACTGGTGCCTACCAGCCTGAAGCCACTGGTACGTCTTGAGCACGGTGTCGTAGTCCCGAACGGGAACAACGCACGTATCCCAAGTACCATCGGCTACCGGTGGCTCTTCCCTAAGCGGGTCCCAGTACTTGACGACGATGGGGAGGAACCTGTGTCCACCCTCAACGTCAAGCATGAGTCTCGGATAGGGAGCGGTAACGGCGAAGGAGGACTTACCCACCTTCGACTCGCCGTACACCATGACGGTCAGTGATCGCTGAATTTCACTCATACGTCACTCACTTCCTTTGGTTTCTTGTGTTCCGTAGTAGGCATATGGATCTGCCTCCTCGAACATTTCGCTAATTGCTTGCTCAGCCGCACTTCCATCGTCAACCAATGTGCAGACGTTGAAGAAAGGGCACTTCCACTTGCAATCACGACTAGGCCGTGGGTACGCATGGAACGCTGGGCTCTCCCCCTCGTCCAAGGCTTTGCGGACCCGCATGAGGTCAGCAATGGTGCCGTGGATGCGGTCCCAGAAGGACCTCAAGGTGAAGATGTTGTGACGGACCTCAATCTGGTCGTAGAAAGGGGGCCGTGCATTGGCGGTGCGCTTCACCTTTTTGAGCATGGTGAAGATGCCACCGTCAGACCGGTTGTCCTCGTCCTCTTTTGTGGACTCAAGGAGCATGTAGGTCAAGATCTGTTCGTTCATCGGAGCAAGGTTCGCAAAGTCCCCCAAAGAGCCGCCAACAGTCTTGAAGTCACGAAACATACGAACACCGTCAACCTTGCGACGTACCCGCATGTCCAATTTGCCAGTGAGCTCAACCTCACCGTTGAAGAGTGGTGCTGTGATTTGTTCTTCAGTTGAGATCATCTCCAACTCGGCATCAATGCCGTTTTCTTCGACCCACTGGAGGTAGCCCTCCAGCATGATGTGTCCAAGTTCGGCTTCTTTCTCAAGTTCTGATACGTCCTTGAACTCTTCCAGCAGGGTCGCCTTCTCGGCGTTTACCAAGTTGGTGTGGGCCTCCAAAAGAGGGACACCCTTGGCGTAGTACTGGTCCAAAGCCTCGTGGATACGGCTACCAAGCGCCAGAGCACCGGTTACATCTCTGTACTTCGGCTGGAGTCGTCGGTAGTACTGCAACCACCACTTGCGTCGGCAGTCCTTGAACGTCTGTAGTTCTGAGTTTGAGAGTCTTACTACGCCACTCACTTTTTCTTGTCCTCTTTCAGCAGGGAAATCAATTTGTCACGATCACGAACTACTTGCTCGAAGTTGTCGGCCTTGGTTTCTAGAACTTGAAGCACTCGTTCCTCAATAGACCCTTCGGTTACATAGTCCGTAATGATGATGGAGTCGTGGATTTCTGACCCAATCCGGTGTACCCGATCAAGCGCTTGCTTGTGGTCTACGAGGGACCACGGGCGCTGGAGCATTACCAGACGACGGGCTGTCGTCAAAGTCACACCCACACCACCCGCTTGAGCGGTGAACAGAATCCACTTTGTCACACCACTCTGGAAGTCGTCAATAGCCTTCTGACGTTCGTCTTCTGACTGCGCTCCGGTGATGAGACCGTGATCGATTTTGTTCTTGGTCATGGCTGCGCTGAGCAATTCGATGAGTTGGCGGGATACGGCGCACACGGCAACCGAGTCGTCGCCAAAGTCCCCACTCTTGATGTCGGCCATAAGAGCATCGACCTTGCACGACGGCTCCGCAAGGACCGCCCTCATCTCACCGGTAGTGGGGTTGGTTTCCATTGTTGCGTAAGAGTTTGCGAACTGGTTGAGACGGGTGGTCTGCGTCAGAACGCTGGGAGCAGTAAGAACGTCACCAGACTCCAAC